GTTTTGTTTCACGAACGCTTCAAGCCTGAAAAGAAAAAGTCATGGCCGAAAGCGCAAGCAATCCACGGAATCAAGCCCGCCGATGTTAAAGACTGTAAGCCGATAAGTGACTATTTACCACAACTTCAAGAAATATTCAGCAAGCCGAAAATTATATGCGGTTATAACGTCAGTTTTGATTTAAAGTTTATTCATGCCGCCGGAATAAAAACAAACGCACCCGGCATTATTGATGTTATGAAACGCTTTGCGGATAGTCGCGGAATCTATGACGAAAAGCACGGCCACAATAAGTGGTTCAAACTTGAAGAAGCTGCAAAATATTACAACTACCAGTTTGAACCACACGGCGCACTTGAAGACTGCAAAGCGACTTTATTTGTATTAAAGAAGCTACAAGGAATTGAAGATTAAAACATTACATCAACTGGGAAAGATGGATAGGCCCCGTCTGCAAGCTGTGTGAAATTATCGTAATAAGAACCGTCTGTTTGATAGCCTTGTAAACGCACAAAACTGTCGCCGCCGCTGGCTCTTTGAATAGTCATAACATCTACAAATTTTCCGTTTGCCTTGCCGTAGCACATAAGCCCTTCTACTGTTCCTTCGGTATCATAAAGCCCCAAAATTGAAAAAATAGCTTCCCAGTTTGTATAACGGCGGTGATTAGTAAGACTAAACAACCTAGAATTAATTCCCTTGTTGTAAAGAAAATAAACCGGTTTATTTTCTGATATTGGCGATATTTGATAGGTTTTCACCATTGGAATAATTGCGCGGCCGTTTCCGCTAGGATCCTTGTACAATTTATATCCCTTATTTAAGTTCGATTCATTAAAATCATCAGAAACAATATCGCCGACGATTTTTGCATTTGTGGCGTGCATGTTTACAACGTCTAAATTGCCGAAACAATCCTGCGCCCAGCCCTCTGAGCCGTACTCCGCAATCTTTCCCGTATCAGGATTAAAGGTGCCGTCCCAGTTTGCCGACTTGAAAAGCCCGCCTTGCTGCATAGTGATTTTCTGTGTAAACAGCTTGTTAATAAACGCAACCTTTGCCGCAAGTTCTTCACAAAATACAGTTACAGCGGAAAGCTTGCGCATTGTCTGTTCAAGCTTTGAATTGTTGGAAACAATTTCATCATCAAGAACCGACATAACGTTATTAAAACTGTCGCTTATTTCGCCATCGTCGATTGATTCGGCCCACTGGTAACCGTTCCAGCTGTAAACACGTCCTTTTAAGAAAGTGTATGTTACGCCGCCATAAGTCACGCTTGCAGTTGCTCCGCCCCATGTGAAATAGTCGCCTTTGTAGCGTGTACCGCCTGCGCTTAAATAGTCGTTTATTTCTGTTAAAAGTCCTTTGTTAGCTCCGGCTCTTACGGTTGAGTAGTTGAAGTAAACCGTAAAATCTTTGTTTTCGCCTGCGTAGTTTAAGTAACCTATAGGCTTGTTTGAATAACCGATAGCATAATTATTGAAACCGATTGCAGTGCCAGTTGTGGCACGGTAGCGGATCACAACCGGGATGTTTCCGCCTTCGTCGATTTTTACGCCTTTGAGCGATTCAAAATAGATTGTTTTTCCTTTGATTGTGGCGGCAATCTGTGAACCGTCGTTTCCGATTGAAACAATTGTAAACGGCAGTTCTTCTTCTCCATAGGTCAGATGGATTGTTGCAGCGACTTTTTCGCCCCACGCCTTGCCGGTGTTGTCACAAGTAAAACAGAAACTTTCAATGTCAAAGCGCACGTTGTAAACAGATTCGCCCGGCTCTCCCTGTGGTCCTTGCGGGCCGGTTGCGCCTGTGTCTCCCTTGTCGCCTTTTTCGCCTTGCTCTCCCTGTTCGCCCTGTGGTCCTTGCGGGCCGGTTGCGCCTGTGTCTCCCTTGTCGCCTTTTTCGCCTTGCTCTCCCTGTTCGCCCTGTGGTCCTTGTGGCCCCGGAATGCGTACTTCATCGGCAATATCTGCCATTTTCTGCATTATTGCTTCTGGAATAACCGCGCCGTCTTCTTTTGGTGTTGTAAGGTTTGTTTGATATTCCGGGATGTCTCCGAACTGAAAGATTGCTGAATTATAATCTTTAAGAAGTAGCTCCCAGCCGTCAGAATTCTGCTTTCGGTTATAAATCATCATTTCATTTGTAACGCGGCTAAACTCTCCGCTTTCGTTGAGATAACCGAAAGAATAAATATTTCCATATTCCGGTATTACATTTATTGCAAGCGGAATAGAAAGTTTGACATTTCGTGTTATGCGCTTTGTAGGGTCTGCCGGTTCTACTTCTATGTATAAATGTTCTTTGGCTGTGTCAGTCTGTGCCTGAATAATCATGCCATAGCGGGCGTTTGTGTCGGTAAAGTCGCACAAGTCAGAAGTGACAATCTGCTTTAAAAAACCGTTTTCGACTGTTACGCCGTGAATAATTCCGTTTGAAAGTCCAATTCTAAGCTGCTTCATTTGAAGCATGATTTTTGAGTAAAGCGGGTAATAGTCGCCGTCGCGTCCTACCTGAACGGTAATTTCCCGCGGTTGCAGCTGTTGTTTTGCAAGAATTCTGTGTGTGTATTTGTATGCGTGTTCAAAAGTTGTTATATACTTTGGCGCATTTTCAACAATAATTTTATGCTCGCCATAAACTGCGCTTGAATCAACCTTGCCGTTTACTGTCTGGTAGAAAGTATCAACGGCCCAGCTTTCGCGGTTTGTGAAAGTTGTTTTTACTGCATACGGTTTGCGTTCAAAAGTTTTTGTAACTGTTACAGATTTAATACACTGCTCATTCAAAAGCGCAACCGGTGTACTTTGTGCCTTTTCTATTGCAAAAGTCCATTTGCCCGTTGCGTCGTCTCTGTACATGGTTGTATTACATTCAGAAAGAATGCTGTTGAGAATGTCAGCTTTCTTTGAATCTTCTGTTAAGATTCCGTCGCAATAAAAGCCGTTTTGCTGGCAATAGGTATATACCGCGCCCAGTGCTTCTAAGTCTATTTCATCATCGTTGTGACGTGAATGCGGATGTACATCCGACGTCATTATTTCAAGAACCCATGAAGCGGGGTTTCTTGTCGGGTATCTGTTTACAGTCCATGCGTCATTGTTCCAGATTCTAGCTTTTCCGTAAGCGTTAATATTTATCTGGTCCAGATTGCCTTTTGTTGATTCGTTGGAAATAATACGCAATGCAATTCTTGTAGTTCTTCCGCGCCACGGTTGTTCAAGCGGCGAACAAGTAACGATTGCGGATGATGTAGACTTTGCCGCGTCGTACTGCCAGCAATTTATATAACATAAATAGCAAGTTTCCTGTGAATTGCTTTCTTCAAGTGCAGTCAGGCGTGTTAATCTGATCTGAATATCTTTGCCGACACACTGCGCAGCTGTAAGGGTAACAGTTTTATTAAAACGAACCTGTTTGCGTGAGTTTATGTCACCGGTGACAATGTTTCCGGCGTCGGTCCATGTGCTGCCGTCGTTGCTCCATTCAACTTTTACAGAAACGTTTTTGCTTTTCCACCCGTCGTCATATCGGCGCAAACCGTTGAACAAGATACAAACATCAAACTTATAAGTGTTTGTTGCCGCCTGTTTTACAACGGCGTTGTTATAGTCCAATTCATCCGAAAAGCTTGTGCAAGAAACTTTTTCATTTAAGCCGGCAATTACTACTTCGTTTTCATACTTTACATCAAGTTTATCTGCCGGATCATAAAACGGGCAATCGTTTTCAAAATAATAAGGATTTTCGCCGGAATCTTCCAGATAAGAAAACTCTTCAACCTGCCCCGGAATTTCGATTGTTCCATTCGGTTTTTTAATAACCTTTGTACCTATAGAAACATCCTGAATAAGTGCGTTGTTAAATCCGGCAACAAGAAGAACATTCCAGAATTGATTTGCACCGTTTTCGCCTGAAATAGTGTAGTAACCTGCAACAAGTTTATAAGGCACGTCGTAAACACTACCCATGATATACGGGATGTTGTAACCGAGTGCGCTTCTGTTGTTTGCACCTTTAAGGAACGGAAGCTGTGTTATTCGCTCTGCAAGGGCTTTCGCCTGCTTCTGGGCCTTTTCCATTTCCTCTTGTGCTTTCTGCTGTTCAACTGCGGAATATACAGCGGCACCGACTGCAACGGCAGCACATACAAGGGAAATTACAGCCATAACAACTGCACCGGTTGCGCCCGGAATAACGCGGATAAATACAATGTCGTTATCTTTCAGAATGTAATCTGGTGCGATCTGTTCGCCTGCATTAAGAATAATACACTGTTCAAGGTCTAATTCCGGGTAAAGCTCGTGTGCAAGCTCGTTTACACTGGCATTGCCTTTGATGGTTCTATATTCTTCTGAAAGTCCTTTGTATATGTTTAATGTTCCCATTAGATAACCTCGTAAACGTTCGCAAGTTTTAAGTAAGTTCTACTTGAAGCAAAAGAAGAAATTCTAACACCCTGATTTTCGGTTGCATGAATAAAAGTGTTTTTATCAAGTGCAACTGCAACGTGTAAGCGTTT